TAAGAAAAGGGTAAAATTAAAGACCAAATTTTAGGTAAGAAAAAAACTAATGAAGGTTTAGGCGATCTCGCTCATCGTGCTGAACAAGATCATGAAGTTCAAATGGCTCGTGCAGAACTATATAAAATTGCAAAATACGCAATAAAGCTACACGACTTGCTTAAAGGTGTTTCAGAAGCAGAAGGACTCGACGGATGGGTTCAAAGTAAAATTACAAAAGCAGCTAATGATATAGGAAGCGTATATCATCATATGGATTATGAAGAAGCTTCTGAAGCAGCTATGCCTGAAACAAATGCAAAGCCTAAGATCGTTACAAAAGAAACAAACGATCCATATAAAAAGGCACTTCATACAAAACTCACAAAATCAAAAAAAAAGTAACAAGCGAACGTAAACTTACAAAAAAAGAAATTAAGAAGCGTGACGATTACGCAGACGATCTCCCTGACAAAGAATTCAAAAAACGTTACGGTAAAGACTGGGAAGCAGTGAAATACGGCACCGCTACAAATATGGCTAAAAAAGCCTAATGTTAGCGTTATAATACTGTAACAATGTAAATACAGTATGTTAAGGAACGACCTTAAAGAGGAATACAGATTATTCTATATGGTTAAAGGTCATCTCAATGCATCCCCTGAAACAGTAATAGCAAGTGCAGAAGGATATTTCAAACGCCTTTGGTATGACGGTGCCAATGGTGCTCCTTTATATGACTATGCAGAACAGTTTGAAGAGGCCTGGGAACGCCAAAATAAAATAGATTAAAAAATATTACTAATAAATATCTTTATGAACAAAAGAGCAAACGATACTCGTGGTCTTGAGACTCCACATATTTGGCAAACTAAAGATAGTATTAGACAATTTCCAAGAAGTCATCTAACACCAAACTATAAATCTGGAATTTATCAAACAAATGAGTTTGGCTTACGTAAGCATGATACTTCAGGTAATAAAACCTTGCTTACAGTAGGATGCAGCCATACTTTTGGAACAGGATTACAAACAAAAGAAACGTGGGCAGAACAACTTGCTAACAAATTAGGTTACAAACTAATAAATGTAGGTACACCAGGCGCCTCAGTAGGTGTTTGTTGTACAAATGCAGTATGGGCTTTAGACTTATATAAAGTAGATATGGTGGTGTGGTATTGTTCAACTCCCGATAGAGTGGAATATTTTAGAAATGATGACAGTATAGGAATAATATATCCAACTGGAGATTTTGACAGAGATACAGATCCTTCTGTGCTTACAAAATGGCGAAAATTATATTTTGCAGGTATGAATGACACTCAGTATATTACAGCACTACAAAATTTAAGAAGCGTTTTTAGTCTAATAAAATCAAAGAATATTCCTAATATTTTTAATTACTGGGGTTGGCACGAAAAAGAATCTGATTTAGTATCTTTATGTGACGAATATGATACTTTATATCATGACGATAAAAACGATAGATATATTCCCGACATAGATAGAGCAACTGATAACGAACATTTTGGTCCTTTGTCTCAAAAAGCATTTGCAGAAAAAACATACAATCTTATTCAAAATAGATTGACATATACATAACTTTGTTGTATAATAAAATATATTAACTAATTGGAGAATCTAATGAGTGACCGTACCTATGGTGCTGAAGAAAAAGCAAAACTTGAACGTCTAGTACGTGAAGGTGTTACAGTATTGCAGGAAGTAGAAGATCTTAATGCAGGTTTAAAAGAAACTGTAAAAGCTGTTGCAGAAGAGCTAGATATTAAACCAAGCCTTATTACCAAAGCAATTAAAATAGCAAAGAATCGTGACTGGGACGCACACGCTGATGCACACGAAGATCTAGAAACCCTTGTCGCAACACTAGGCTATGATAAATGAATAAAATAAAAGAGTTTTGGTTACACAGTTACCAAACAGATAAGATTGCATTTACATATGAAGTGTTAAGTTTCATTTTTACTGTAGGCGCAAGTGCTACACTAGCATTTACAGCAGATCAACCTGATATGCGTATTGTTTATCCTTTCTTTTTTATAGGAAGTGTAACAGGATTAATGGGATATATCAGGAGAAAACTTGCTTGGCCTATGATGCTTACAGGATGGTTTGTAATTGTAAACGTGTTCGGCTTTGGTGTAGCAATGAATTGGTGGTAAAATGATTACAGTATATTGGAGTCCAATAATTAGTTATTTCGATGACTTTGATAGTCTAAGTGAATTAAGGTATAGTGTTCCGACTCCGTTAATTAAAGAAATTAACCACCAAGAATTTTTTGGTGAATTTACATCTAGATGTCCAGCTATTTCTGATGAGTTAAAAAATACATTTGTAATTAAATCTCCTCTGGATATAGACATAGAAATAGATTACGAAAACAATTCAGCAAAGACATTATCAAATCTTGATCAAGAATATTTTATCAGATTTCTAACTCCTCCTAATGCGGAGAGAGTTCATCAGATGGCAGACCCAGCATACATATTTTTCACAGAAGCTGATATTACTATGACACAGCTTCATCCATATTATGCAGAAAATAATTTTACTGAAAATTGTATGGGGATAAGCGGTACATATAATATATCAAAATGGATTAGACCTGTTCGTCCTGCATTTAAATTTAAAAAAGGTATGAATAGCCTAAACTTGAAAGAAGGTGATCATATTAGTTATTTTAAATTCAATACTAACGAAAAAATACGTATGGTAAAATTTGATGCGAATAGCTTAATGAGTGATCCTAAACATATAGTTTTACAATGCACAACATTTAAAGAGTTAAAACAGAATAAACTATTGCCCACACCGTTAAAGCAATGCTATGACGCATTTTTAAATGCAAGATTCAAACAAAAAATGATCAAGTACATAAAGGAGAACGAACTTTGATCTACTATGTAGATATAGATGGTACAATTTGTGACCAAGAAGTAGGACGTCCATACAATTTGAGTAAGCCATATACAGAAAGAATTGCTCATTTTAATGATCTATACGAAAAAGGCCACGAAGTACATTATTACACAGCTCGTGGTTCTGAGTCTGGTATAGATTATAAAGAACTTACACTAGAGCAATTACACAAATGGGGTGTAAAATACACATCAGCAAATGTTGGAAAACCCCATTACGATATATGGATCGATGATAAAGCACAAAATGTGGAAAAATATTTTGAAGATCAGTATCAAAAAGACCAAGCCGAGATTGACAGCGTCATCAATATATAGTAATATATACATTATAGAGTCGTTCACTTACGAACAGGTTGAAGGTATAGTTGGCCAAAAACAACAGGAGACAACATGAGTTACGTAGATGCTTTCTTTGATCGCGACCAAGACATTATTAGATGTGTTGAACGCAAAGATGGTAAAAGAGATTTTAGAGAATACCAAGCAAAATACACGTTTTATTATAAAGACGAACGTGGCAAATACAAAAGTGTATATGGCGACAATCTAACACGTATTGTTTGCAAAAATACAAAAGACTTTCGTAAAGAAATTGCAATAAACAAAGGCAAAGACTTATTCGAAAGCGATATTAATCCAATATTTCAATGTTTAAGTGAAAATTATCTTAATCAAGACGCACCTAAATTAAATGTTGCGTTTTGGGATATCGAGACCGACTTTGATCCAGAGCGAGGATTTGCTCCAGTTGAAGATCCGTTTATGCCAATTACAGCTATCACTGTACATTTACAATGGCTCGATGCACTTATTACACTTGCAGTTCCGCCAAAGGGATTACCTTTTGAAGAAGCACAAAAAATGTGTAAAGATCGCTGGGGCGATGATGTTATTTTATATCCAAACGACAAAGAAGGAAATGGTGAGAGACAAATGCTTCTTACATTCCTTGATTTGCTAGAGGATGCAGATATCTTTAGTGGCTGGAATAGTGAAGGTTATGATGTTCCGTATACTGTTAACAGAATTAAACGTGTTTTAAGTACAGATGACACAAGACGTTTTTGCTTATGGGGACAACTGCCTAAAAAACGTGAATACGAAAAGTTTGGAAAAACAAGTGAAACTTATGACTTTGTGGGCAGAGTGCATTTAGACAGTTTAGAATTATATCGCAAATACACATATGAAGAAAGACACACATATCGTCTTGATGCTATTGGCGAACTTGAAGTTGGTGAACGTAAAACAGTATATGAAGGAACACTTGATCAGTTATACAACAACGACTTTGAAACATTTATCGAATATAATAGACAAGACGTTGCACTACTAGACAAGCTGGACAAAAAACTAAGATTTATTGATCTTTCAAACGAGCTGGCACACGCAAATACTGTTTTGCTACAAACAACTATGGGTGCTGTTGCTGTTACAGAACAAGCAATTATTAATGAAGCACATGATAGAGGATTACAAGTTCCTAATCGTCCAAAGCGTGATGATGAGAATACAGCAGCCGCTGGTGCTTATGTTGCATTTCCTAAAAAAGGTGTTCACAAATGGATTGGTTCAATGGACTTGAACAGTCTGTATCCAAGTGTGATTCGTGCATTGAATATGGCTCCAGAAACTATTGTAGGACAAATACGTCCTGAGATGTCAGAAGCTCGTGTTCATGAAGATATGACGCTTAAGAAAAAGTCATTTGCAGGTTCATGGGAAGGACGCTTCAGTACAGAAGAATATGAAGCAGTTATGGACCAACGCAAAGACATTGCTCTAACTATTGACTGGGAAGACGGTCGTTCAGACGTACTAAGTGGAGCAGAAATTTACAAACTAATATTTGACAGTAATATGCCTTGGATGCTAAGTTCAAATGGCACAATTTTTACAACAGAATTTGAAGGTGTTATTCCTGGAATTCTAAAGAGGTGGTATGCGGAAAGAAAAGATCTACAGAAAATGCTTAAGAAAGCAAAGGATGCAGGAAATGAAGCAGAAATCGCTTTTTGGGACAAACGTCAGTTGGTTAAGAAAATTAACCTTAACAGTCTTTATGGTGCCATTCTTAACCCTGGCTGTCGCTTTTTTGATAAACGTATTGGACAAAGTACTACATTATCAGGCCGTACTATTGTAAAGCATATGTCAGCAGAAGTTAACAAAGTTATTACAGGATCCTATGATCATGTAGGTGAAAGCGTAATATATGGTGATACAGACTCTGTGTATTTTAGTGCATATCCTGTATTAAAACAACAAATTGACAACGGATCTATTCCATGGAGTAAAGACAATGTAATTACTCTATATGATCAAGTCGCAGAAGAGGCAAATAGCACATTCCAAGACTTTATGCAAAAAGCATTTCACTGTCCAAAGAGCCGATCAGACGTTATTGCAGCAGGTAGAGAGATTGTTGCTGAAAGCGGCTTGTACATTACAAAGAAACGTTATGCAGCATTGGTATATGATGTTGAAGGCTTCCGTTCAGACACAGATGGCAAGCCAGGCAAAGTAAAAGCAATGGGCTTAGACTTGCGTAGATCAGACACACCTGTGTATATGCAAGAGTTTCTAAGCGAAGTGCTGATGATGGTACTACAAGAAAAAGGCGAAAAAGAAATACTAGAACGTATTACTGACTTTAGGCGTGATTTTAAAAATAGACCGGGTTGGGAAAAAGGTGCTCCTAAACGTGCTAACAAAATTGGGCACTATCAGCGTCTTGAAGAAAAGCAAGGCAAGGCAAATATGCCAGGGCACGTTAGAGCAAGCATTAACTGGAACACACTGAAGCGTATGAATGGTGACAAGTATTCGCAAGAGATTGTAGATGGTATGAAAGTTATTGTGTGCAAACTCAAGCAGAATCCATTAGGGTATACAAGTGTTGCATATCCAACAGATGAATTGCGTTTGCCAGATTGGTTCAAAGAATTGCCATTTGATGGCGATGCTATGGAAGCAACTATTATTGATAATAAAATTGATAACTTAATTGGTGTGCTAAACTATGATATCGATAGCACAAAACAATCTAACACATTTACAAGTTTATTTGACTTTGGAGATTAAAATGGAAGACAGCCCTATCAATGATTTACAACAACTTATGTGTATTACTATGGAAGAATGTGGTGAACTAACACAACGTTGTAGTAAAATTATGCGGAAATACAACACTGTAAACGAAATTGAATACGATCAAGAGCAAAAGCTAATCGAAGAACTTGGTGACGTTTATTGTATGCTAGAACTTATGGTGCAACATAATGTTTGCAAATGGATTGACTTGGAAGATAGAGCTAACGTCAAACGTGAAAAACTTCGTAAATGGAGTACGCTAGTGCAATGAGCGAAGAACAAAAACTAATTCTAATTACTGACTTTATTGAACAGAAGTTACGTAAGGAACAAGAATTAGAATTTTATCTAAAAGAGCTAGAAGAATTGCAACGTAAGATTGGATACTTACGCCAAGAAGTAAGTTTGACAAATACAATTATTAATATGATTAAAAGCGAGCAAGTATATGACATTAAGGAAAATATGCTTGCTAATGAAAATAATGTAATAAAACTACCAGAGGAAGATAAATGAGCTATGAAACTCTTACAGTGACAAGTGTTGAACACTACACTGATAGGTTATTTAAAATACAATGTAATCGTCCTAAATCATATAGATTTACAGCAGGAGAATTTGTAATGATAGGATTTCCTGATGATGACATACGCAGAGCATACAGCATTACAAGCGGACCATACGATGACTACTTAGAGTTTTATAGCATTAAGGTGCAAGACGGCCCATTAACAAGTAAGTTACAACACATAAAAGTTGGAGACCAATTAGAGGTAGGTTCTAAAGCAACAGGTACTTTAATTTTAGCAAATTTAGAATTAAAAGGAGACTTATGGATGTTAGCAACTGGTACTGGAATCGCTCCATTTATCAGTTTACTAAGAGATCCGGAAACTTTTGATAGTTTTGATAATATTCATGTTGTTTGGAGTGTGCGAAGTATGCCGGAATTGCTTGCATATAATGATTTCTTACAAGAACTTCCTATCGATTACACACCCATTGTTACACAAGACAGAGAATGGCAGGGCCTAAATAAACGTATAACAACAGCAATGAGTGCCGGCGTAATACTAACTGGTGCTACACCTGAAAAGGATAAAGTTATGATATGTGGTAGTATGCCTTTTAATAATGATGTTAAAGATATGTTGAATGACTGGGGCTGGAATGAAGGTAACAAAAAGCAAGCAGGAACTTTTGTACAAGAAAAGGCATTTGTATCATGAAAGTAGGATTTACTTGTTCAACATTTGATTTATTACACGCAGGTCACGTACAAATGTTACGTGAAGCAAAAGAACAATGCGACTATCTAATATGTGGATTGCAGGTTGATCCAAGCATAGATAGATCAGAAAAAAATTCTCCTATACAAACTATTGTAGAAAGGTATACACAACTTAAAGCAGTAGGGTACGTAGATGAAATTATTCCTTACGGCACTGAAGAAGACCTAAATGATATCTTGACAATGTACCAAATTGATGTTAGAATATTAGGAGAAGAGTATCGTGAAAAGGATTTTACGGGCAAGGATATTTGCAAGAAGCGGGGTATCCAGCTATACTTTAACAAAAGAGATCACCGCTTCTCGTCCAGTGATTTGCGAAAGCGGGTAGCAGAAAGGCAAAACAATGTCTAAATTTATATTTGATGTAGACGGCACACTTACCCCAAGCCGTGGAAAAATGGATAAAGAATTTGCAGCTTGGTTTGAACAATTTGCAACCCATAATGCTGTGTACCTTGTGACTGGATCAGATAGAGACAAAACTATAGAACAGGTAGGCGCAACAATATACAACTTAGCAGTTAAGGTTTACAACTGTTCCGGTAATGATGTATGGGAGCAAAATAATAATGTTTTTACAAATACATGGAGTATACCAGAAGAGGCAGAAGCGTGGCTGCGTGAAGAATTAGCACTAAGTAAGTTTCCTCTACGTACAGGATTACACATAGAAGACAGGCCTGGTATGTGTAATTTTAGTGTTGTAGGAAGAAACGCAACTCTTGGTGAGCGCAAATTGTATGTTCAGCATGACGAAAGAACAGAAGAACGAGTTACTATAGCAAAAATGTTTAAACAAAAGTTTCCAGATATAGAAGCTGTGGTAGGCGGAGAAACAGGAATAGATATTTTTCCTGTAGGAGCAGATAAAAGCCAAATAATGCGAGATTTTAGCCAAAACGATACTATCTTGTTTTTTGGTGATAGAATGGATGAAGATGGTAATGATTTTCCATTAGCTCAAGCAAATAAAAATGGTATGAATTATAGTGTCAATGGTTGGCAAGACACTTGGAGTAAATTAAATGCATATATGTCTAACGGGTCATAGAGGATTTATAGGAAGTCACTTGCTTAAACGGCTCACACGACACCATAGTGTCGTAGGCTTTGACTTAATAGACGGTCAGGATCTATTAGATATTCCTTTACGTGAAAACTTTGACCTAATAATACATCTTGCTGGTAAAAGCGGTGTGCGTGAAAGTATGGACGATCCTGCAGGCTACTGGCGTAATAACGTAGAGGTCACAAAAAGACTATTAGAACGTTATCCAGAAACACGTATGTTAATTGCAAGTTCTAGTTCTATTTACGAACCACATTTAAATCCTTACGCTGCAAGCAAATACATTGTCGAAGAAGCAGCAGCTTGTTATGTTAATACATTATGCATGAGATTTCATACAGTTTTCTCATATGCTCCTAGAAAAGGTATGTTTTTGCAAAAACTTATAGACAATGAACTAGATTATGTAACTAATCATTACAGAGACTTTATACATATAGAAGATTTATGTGATGCAATAGAACTTTGTATGAATAGTAAACTAACAGGCGAAATAGACATAGGCACAGGCCATCCATTTAGAATCCGTGACTTTGCACCTGACTTGCCAATTCGTCTAAATACCCCGAATGAACGGAGTTGGACTTGCGCCAATATGGATAAAATAAAAAGTTTAGGCTTTAAACCTAAATACTCAGTAGAAAAACTCTTGACAAACAACAAATTAGGCAATATAATAGAATTTAAGAATGGAGAAACAGTATGAAAGATATCTTACAAGACATTGTTGCACACACCCATGCATTAGGCTTCCTAAGCATTGTAAAAGTGCAGAACGACGAAGGCACTTTAATTGATTCAATGGCAGACGATCGAAGTGTTATCCTAAGTGCAGAAACACACTCGCCTGTATCAGAGTTTGTTGACACATTTGGTATGCCAAATTTAGACAAACTTAGCTTGCATTTGAAAAATCCGGAATATCAAAAGGATGCAAAAATTGAAGTTGTAACAGCAGAACGTAATGGAGAGGTTGTTCCAACACACATTCACTTTGAAAACGCAGCAGGCGACTTTCAAAATGATTATCGCTTTATGAACAAAGCAATTATTGAAGAAAAACTTAAAACTGTAAAGTTTAAAGGCGCACAATGGCAGATTACTTTTAGTCCAAGTGTAGCAAGTATTGCACGTATGAAGCTAATGAGTGCTGCACACTCAGAAGAACCAACATTTAATGTTAGTACTAAAGACGGAAATCTAGTGTTTAGCTTTGGTGATGCAAGTACACACGCAGGTGAGTTTGTTTTCCAACATGGTATTGAAGGAACACTTGCACATACATGGAGTTGGCCAGTAGCACAAGTTCAAAGTATTTTAAACTTAGATGGTGATGCAACAATGAGTATCTCAGATCAAGGTGCAATGATGATTTCAGTAGACAGCGGTATGGCCAAGTATGACTATATCCTGCCAGCACAGAGTAAGTAATGACACCAGCAGAGCAAGCACAGAAACAAGCCGAAGAAGCAATGGATGGATTCATCCTTTGGAGTAAACGAGCTACACTGTGGAGTGCTTTCTTTCTATGCTTAGTTGTATTTGCTTGCAACTCAGGTGTAGATGGATCTGGAAGTGGCTATAATGGTGAACAATATAGCCCAAGCAATTTAAACGTGAAAGATTAATGAATAAAGATTTAACCGCAACACAAAATGATTATGCACGTTTTTTGCCCGCACTAAGTGGCTTTTATGCTACCTATGTAGGTAAGCAACGTCATGAAGAATATGTGGATAAGTCCAGAATACCTTCTAACCTTACACACGGAGTTGAAAGTTTAAATTATCTAAATGCACAGGAAGGACAGTTTACTTACAAATGGAGTTTGTATAGTGCCGGACACGCTGACTTAGATGTCAATAAGTTTGCTCCTAAAGAAGACATGGTGCGTAATAGAGATAGACAAAACACTTGGCTACTTGGTGACTCAGGTGGCTTCCAAATTGGTAAGGGTGTTTGGGAAGGTGACTGGAAAGATCCAAATTGTCCAAAGGCACAAAAGAAACGTGATGGCGTTTTGAAGTGGATGGACGCATATATGGACTATGGAATGATACTTGATATTCCAGCCTGGGTTGCACGTTCTCCGGAAGGTGCAAAAGCAACAGGCATTAGTACATATGCAGAAGCAGTAAAAGCAACACGTATTAACAATGATTATTGGATGAAACATCGAACAGGTGCTTGTAAGTTCCTTAATGTTCTCCAAGGTGAAAATCACGCCGATGCGGATGACTGGTACAACCAGATGAAGGATTATTGTGATCCTAAGAAATATCCAAATGATCATTTCAACGGTTGGTCGATGGGTGGACAAAATATGTGTGATGTTCATCTTGCACTCAAGCGTTTGGTTGCACTGCGATTTGACGGATTGCTTGAGAAAGGCATACATGATGTAATGCACTTCTTAGGTACTTCAAAGCTCGAATGGGCTACATTATTAACAGATATCCAAAGAGCAGTACGCAAATATCACAATGAAAACTTTACTATTACGTTTGATTGTGCTTCTCCATTCCTTGCAACTGCTAATGGACAGATTTATTGTGAACTTGAAACACAAGATCGCACTAAATGGGTATATCGAATGGTGCCTAGTATAGATGATAAGTCACTTGCACAAGATACTACTCAGTTCGGGCAAGCATTCGTTCGAGAAGGCAAACATCCTAGCTTTATGGATAGTCCGATTACAGCAGAACTTCAAGCCAAAGATATTTGTATATATGGTCCAGGTGATCTAAATAAAATAGGCAAAGAAGGCAAGACCTCATGGGATAGTTTTTCATATGCTATCATGATGGGGCATAACGTATGGATGCACATTAATGCAGTACAAGAAGCAAATAGACAATACGACAACGGAATACTTCCGGCAATGCTTGTGGAAGAGCGTTTTGACAGGCTATTTTTCAGAGATGTTGTGGACGAAATATTCGCAACGGATGACCGGCAAAAAGCAGAAGCACTTGTAGAAGAATACAGCCGCTTCTGGATGAGCATCATTGGCACACGGGGTGCCACTGGTAAGAAAACTGTAAATGCACAAACTAAATTTGGGGAGTTGTTTGAATGAGTAATTTTACTGAGAAGCACAATAAAATTGCAACCCATTTACAAGAATTATATCGGAAACATAGAGCACTTGACGACGAAGTAAAAGAGTTGTATAATAAGTGGGAAGATGATAACAAAGTAAACAGGCTTAAAACTCAAAAACTTTGGCTCAAAGATGAAATACACAGACTCGAAACTGAACTAAAGGCATTAGGATGAAAAGAGATTACGAAGAAGGTATTGTAGAAAAGGTTTGCTACTTTACAGGTTACGAAGTAGAAAAGACTCCTGCATATAAAATGAAAACACTTTTTATTGAAGGTATTCAAGATACTGAAGAAATTATGACATTCTTTACAAAAGAAAAGTGTCAGCACTTGTTCTTTGGTGCAAATCATAGTTTTAATCCTGGTACTAATTTTCCAGAAGATGCAGACGAATGGAGTGAATGGGAAGATATGATTACAGAGTTCCTTGATGAAGGTTATCTTTGTAGTTTAGATATTCCTATTGCACTTGCTGAAGCATTTTTAGAATCAGGCTTAATTGAATATGACAATTTTATCCCACAACTTCGCGTTCCGGTGCCTTACGTGAAACAGTGGAATTACAACACTATGTTGAAAATTGATGATAAAGACTTTAAGGCGTCCAACCCAGGTGTCTGGTGTCATAGTTTGCACGATCTGTTAGATAGAGAAAAATTTACAGATTGGAGCAAATATGGACTTGACAAGATCTTACTATGAAAGTATACTATAAACAATGCAAGAACGTTATTATGAAGGTATGTTACGCATGATGCGAGAAGAAGATAAGAAAATTTATATGGAATCGAAAGTAAACCGCAGTATTTGGGTCACTTTTCAAAAGGAAGGAATTCATAAATATCCTGCGGCACTAGAAGATCCTGCTCTAGCAACAGGCGATGAGTATGATGTTAGCTTTTTAGGTTATCCTCATCGCCATATGTTCCATTTTAAAGTTACAATTAGTGTCAAACACAGTGACAGAGAAATTGAATTTATCCAGTTCAAACGCTGGTTAGAAAATCTTTATAAAGATGATGTACTAAATCTTGATTATAAGTCTTGCGAGATGATTGCAGATGACCTATATGAAGAAATTAACACAAAGTATCCAGGCCGCTTTGTTGTTATCGAAGTCTCCGAAGATGGAGAAAATGGCTGCCACAACATTTATCCTAAGCAATCATAAGAGGAATATGAGAAAATGTCTATTAAATTCAATCGTGAAGCGTACACTAAGGTGTTTAACGATTTGGATAAGTTTCGTGACTATTGCCGCTTTGAAGGCAAGAAGTTTGACGAAGCCGATTTGTATAAAAAAGGAGCTCCTATATGGGAAGCATATCAGAAGCACCTAAATTGGATTCGTGCAAAGAACCGTCACGCACAACGAAAGTTTCAACAACGGAGTAATTAATGACTATTTATATTGTAGATATAGAAGCAGTTGACACACGCTATACTAAGCAATGGAAGGATCACCTTCCACAACAGCTCGAACGATCTACAAATGAAGATGTCGTTGTTATCAGCGGAGGGGAAACGCCGCAGGCTACTACGCCTGGGGCTTTTCTCAATTTTGGCGGAACTAATGTTTATAAATCAAAACAACTAGAACAAATTGGAGAAATGTTTTGTAATGGAACAGTTAAAACCGATGACTACTTTTTATACACAGATGCTTGGAACCCTACTGTTATACAACTACGCTACATGGCAGAATTACTCGGCGTGGATGTCCGTATTGGGGGCTTATGGCACGCCGGAAGTTATGATCCCCAAGACTTCCTCGGAAGATTAATTGGCGACAAGCCTTGGGTACGTCATGCCGAGCAGTCAATGTATGAATGCTATGACGATAACTTCTTTGCAAGTGACTTCCATATAGATCTATTTGCTGAAAGTTTAGATATAGATGATGATAAAACTCATCGTGTAGGCTGGCCTATGGAGTATCTAAAGAACAGTTTAGATAGTTACAAAGGTATGGAAAAGCGTGATCTTATTCTTTTCCCGCATCGTATTGCTCCGGAAAAACAAGTAGATATATTCCATGATCTTAAAGCACAATTACCACAATACGAGTTTATAGTTTGTCAAGAACAAACACTTACAAAGAATGAATACCATAATTTGCTAGGTGAAGCAAAACTTGTGTTTAGTGCTAACTTACAAGAAACACTTGGTATTAGTTGGTATGAAGGTGCTCTTGTAGATGCTATTCCAATGGTTCCAGATAGACTAAGCTATAGCGAAATGGCACTTCCTGAATTCAAATATCCAAGTGATTGGACTGAAGATTATTCTTCATATAGAAAATATAGAGGCAATGTTACTGCTAAGATTGTTGACTATATGGAAAATTACGATGATTATATTGTAAGTTTAGAAAAGCAGCGTATGAAACTGAACAAAGATTATTTTAGTGGAAACGCATTATATAGGACCATATCAGATGTCTAAAAAGAAAGACGACGATGATCAAGTTTATATCACCCTAGAAGAGGCAAGTTCCTTTTCTCCTTATGACGATATGACTTATAGTGTTGCATATGATACAGTAAGTCCAAGCACTATTACTATTAATACTACTGATACTTTAGCAACATCAAACGTTGACGGTATGTATACAATAAGTTTAGATGGCATAGTTGACTCAAGTGATGTAACTTTTGACCTAAATAACATTACAATTACTGCAACTGAGTTTAAGGATGTGATGCCAGAATTAGAGAAAATAGATAATATGTGTGATGAATATCCTGCACTTAAAAAAGCATATGATAATTTCAAAACAATATATAAAATGTGCGAACAGGATTACAAAGGCAAATTAAAAGAACGAGGTTTAGACGATGACATCCCCTTCTAAGAAGATTTATTCATGGACTGATGTAGAAAATATGTGTGTCAGCATAGTTAATCAAATGTATGCTGATAATTGGCGCCCGGATTACATCATAGGAATAACCAGAGGAGGCAATGTGCCTGCAACTATTATAAGTAATATGACTGGTATCCGTTGCGAAGCACTTAAAATAGCTTTACGTGACGATGATAGTCATTTAGAAAGTAATTGTTGGATGGCCGAAGATGCATACGGTTACGAAGAAGTTAGAGATAGAGATGATCTTTATCCAACATCTACCCATAATCCTCAAAAGAAAAAGAACATACTTATTGTAGATGACATCAACGATACAGGTGCAACATTTAATTGGCTTATAAAGGATTGGAAATCTAGTTGTTTACCAGGCGATGATGTTTGGAATAATGTATTCGGTAATAATGTCCGTTTTGCCGTACTAACGGATAACTTGTCTAGTAACTTTTCGCACAAGGTTAACTATTACTGCGATGAAGTTAATAAAGAAGAAAAAGATGTATGGTTAGTGTACCCATGGGAAAACGTGGGAAGTTATTAAAAGGAAAATTAACATGAAAACTATGAAACAAAAAATGCTAGAGACTATAATGGCTCATGCAGATGCACATATTCAAAAACATAAAATCAACATTGAAGTATATTTAGAAAATGCTGTAGGTGTTGGCGAACACCCGGACATCATGGACGCAATTGAAAAAGAACTTGCAGAAATGGCAACATATCAAGATCAAATGGACATTGTTGAAAGATACTTTCTTGATGATATGTTGGATGAAAAAGAACAATTGAACGGTTAATGGTTGACAAAAACCTAAATATACTGTATATTAAAACAATAGACATCCTCGTCTATAACTCGGAGAAACAAATTGAGCAAAGCAAGACAAATTAAACAAAAACTAGAAGACGCTGGCATCCGTTACTGGGCTGGCGATAATATTTCACAAGTCTTACAACGTGGTGATAAAGAAGAATTAATTAACGATGCTACTAGAGCATTCGAAAGTGTGCTAGATGCACTTGTAATTGATCGTCTTAATGACCCAAATTCAGAAGGTACAGCAAGACGCCTTGCTAAAATGTACTTTAATGAAATTATGGCAGGACGTTACGATCCAAAGCCGGGTGCAACAGCATTTCCAAATGATTCAGAAGAACGATACGAAGGTATGCTTGTAGTTCGATCAGAACTAAAAAGTATGTGTTCACATCATCATCAGCCAGTAGTAGGTACTGCATACATTGGTATTATTGCCGCTGAGAAACTTATTGGACTTAGTAAGTATACACGTATTGCACAGTGGTGTGCTAGACGTGGAACACTGCAAGAAGAACTTGCAAACGAAATTGCAAAGCAAATTCAACTAGCAACTAATGCAGAACACTTAGGTGTGTATATTCAAGCAACACATGGTTGTTGTGAGAACCGTGGCATTATGGCACATAGTAGTTTAACACAAACAACTGTACTAAAAGGTGCATTTAAAGACGATCCGGGTACAAAGAAAGAGTTCTTTGACAATATTAAACTGCAACAGGAGTTTGCTTGCTAATGAGTATTTCAATTGAAAATATTACCCCAGGTAAATCTTACAACTGTACATTTACAGTAAAAGATATTCCACTAGATCAATTTGGTCGTCCAGGTGGTATGTATAGCATGGCAGACTTACCTGTTGCAAAATACGGTAATTACACAAGCACAGGTGCATTGGTTGCACGTGATACTGCTAGTCGATTAGTAGAAGTACTAGATGATCGATCAAATAAAAAATATGTAGCATCGTTTGATGATTTAGAAAATATTATGGAGGACGTTGATGAAACTGAGGTATAGTGAAGCGTTCTATAGCGTACAAGGCGAAGGCAAATACGTAGGAGTACCTAGTGTGTTCCTACGTACCTTTGGTTGTAACTTTCGTTGTATGAACTTTGGTGTTGATACTAAAAAAGATCGTTGGGAACAGCACGCAGAAGGTCAGCGTTACAATGCAGAAGTAAAAGCATTGCTCGATGCAGGTGTACACGAGACTACAGAAAAGTTTGAGGACTTGCCTATCATTCATACAGGCTGTGATACATATGCAAGCATCTATCCAGAGTTTAAACACTTTAACAAACTAGCAGAAGTAGATGAAGTTGTTGATCATTTGATTAGTTTACTACCAGAAGGTAAATGGACTATGGATAATGGACAAGACATTCATCTTATTCTTACTGGCGGTGAGCCATTACTTGCTTGGCAACGACTGTATGTCGAGCTGTTTGAACATCCGAAAATGAGGGACTTAAAAAATGTTACATTTGAAACAAACACTACACAACCTTTACACAAAGATTTCAAGCGATATCTTTCAGACAATGCAAGATTCAAAACAACATTTAGTTGTTCGCCTAAACTCTCCGTTTCAGGAGAATCTTGGAGTGATGCTATCTTGCCTGATGTTGCTAGTGATTACGCCAGTGTTACTAACAGTAGCCAGTATTTTAAATTTGTCGTGGCTAGTATGGACGACTTTGAAGAAGTTGGTCGTGCTGTTCAAGAATATCGTGATGCAGGCGTCGAGTGTCCAGTATATCTTATGCCGCTTGGCGGACGTTCGGAAGAGTATAATCTTAACGTGGCAGAAGTGGCCAACTCGTGCATGGAGCGAGGATGGCGATTCAGTCCAAGACTCCACATTAGCTTATTCGGAAATGCATGGGGGACCTAAGACTGTGGAGAAAGCAAAGAAGCATGAACAAGCATTTGAAGCTCCTGTATTTGAAAAAGGTTATCCTTCATACGATGCAGTTAATCGTAAAGAAGCAGACGTAGATTTAGAAAAACGTGCTAGGGAGGCAGGACTATAATGGGTTGGTGGAATAAACTCGTAAGAGACAAAAAAGAAGAAGAGCGTTTAGAAGCAGAAAAAAAACAAATAGAAACTGAAAAAGCTGAACTTCTTAAAAAGAAAGATCCTAAAGCGTATGCAACAAAGCGTAAAGAACCTTGGGTAAGTGTACTTGATGTTAAAGTAAACGAAGAAAATGTTCGCAATGGCTTTTTTGAATTAGATTGGAATGAATATTTTATACAAGAACTAATGACAGCAGGATACGGTAGTGAAGGTGATCCAGAAGAAGAAATTGTGGATCGTTGGTTCCGTGATATTGTTTACAATATGTTAGAAGCAGAGGGACAAAGCACCGATAGAGGTGCAGGGTTTATTAACGTTGTACCAATTGATAAAGGCAAAAGCGAAGTTTCATGATACAAATTGGCTTACATAGCGTCTTTCCGACTAGCATATTAGAATATAATTTAGAAGAAGTTATAAATGAAAGCCAAATAGAACAGTTAAAAAATTTAGAATCAGTTTGCGAGACACACGACTTAATAAGAGATGGTGTAAGCACTTATGCTGTGTATCAAAATTTATTAACTGATGCAGAAGGTTTTGATTGGTTAGGTGATATTTTGTTTACTTGTATTGCAGAATACGAGAAACTATTAAACTTGCGCAAATTAGGCATTACAAATTGTTGGACTAACATAACATCTAAAGGTGCAAAAGTGATGCCGCATAGACACGAAGGAAGTGTATGCAGTGGTGCATTGTATGTGCAAGGCGCAGATGATAGTGCCGAACTGATGTTTCATAGCCCTCTTAAACCTTACAGGATGTTTGACTTATTCGATGGCGAGAATGAACATAATACATACTATCACTATGTCAAACCAAAACCTTTAACGCTTTACATCTTTCCTAGCTGGTTAGAACATGAGACTAAAATGGAAACAAGCACTGAGAAAAGACAAGTAATAAGTTTCAACACTAGCTATGTATGAGGAAACCATGCGTGACGATTTAATGGTACAACAACAGGTAGATAACATATGGCAGCATATGGTAGGTGTCATATGTCTCAACCAAACTGGAAGAAAACAAGTTAAATCTGTACTTCCTAAATTTTTCAAACGCTGGCCAACCCATGAAGCATTGCTTTATGCAACACGCAAAGAGATTGAAGAAGTAATTGCACCACTTGGTATGCGTAGGATAAGAGCAGAAAGACTATATCGCATGAGTGAACAGTTCGGTGACTGGGACGGAAATGATGCAACAGAACTATACGGAATTGGTAAGTACGGATCAGACAGTTATAGACTATTTTATAAAAAAGAACTACCTGAAAATGTCGGGGATCATGAACTAAAACGGTATATTGAGGAAGAATTTTGCTTGACAAATTAACACATATATGTAATAATAGTACATATAATTAATATAGATAGGTTATAATTATGGCAACTTATGTACTTGTAGACACAATGAATACGTTTTTCCGTGCCCGTCATGTAGTGCGTGGAGATATTGACACGAAAGTAGGCATGGCATTACACGTTACTCTACAGAGTATCAGAAAAGCATGGAATGACTTTAATGCTGATCATGTTGTTTTTTGCTTAGAAGGACGTAGTTGGCGTAAAGACTATTATGAGCCTTACAAACGCAACCGCAAAGAGCATCGTGATGCTATGAGCCCACGAGAAGCAGAAGAAGATAAAATTTTCTTTGAAGTATTTGACGAGTTTAAAGCATTTGTATCTGAAAAAACTAACTGCACTGTATTACATAATAAGGTGCTAGAAGCAGATGATCTTATTGCAGGATGGGTGCAGACACACCCTAATGACAATCATGTTATTATTTCAACTGATGGTGACTTCGCACAGTTAATTGCACCTAATGTGCGTCAATATAATGGTGTTAGTAACACAACTATTACACATGAAGGTTACTTTGACGACAAAGGCAAAGAGGTTATTGATAAGAAAACTAAAGAACCTAAGCCTGCACCGCATCCTGAATGGATGTTATTTGAAAAGTGTATGCGTGGCGACACAAGTGATAATGTGTTCTCCGCATATCCTGGTGTACGTAAGAAAGGCACAAAGAATAAGGTAGGACTAATTGAAGCATTTGAAGATAAATCTACGAAAGGTTATAACTGGAATAATCTTATGCTACAGCGTTGGGTTGATCATAATGGCGTTGAGCACCGTGTTTTGGACGACTACAACCGCAATGTAACATTGTGCGACTTAACAGCACAACCAGAAGATATTAGAGAGATAATTAATACTACTATCAATCAAGTAGAACAAAAACAAATTAATACCGTAGGGGTACGGTTATTAAAGTTCTGTGCTAAGTGGGATATGCAACGAGTAGCAGACCAAGTACAGACATTTTCAGAACCATTACAAGCGAGGCTACCTATATGACAATTAAAGCAAAAACAATTATTGATAACAAGTTTTGGATATTAGAAAGTAACGGTAGTAATATCGGTACTCTTTCTGTATCAGATGAACAATATATGTACACTTGCGATACAGGTACAAAACTTTATCCTACAAAAAATGCTCTTACTAAAGACCTTGGAACAAAAATACAATGGTCACAGAACACTGTCAGTGATGCTGAGTCAGTAGATAAAATTGCATATGATTTCCCTACAAGCACTACACCTTATAATATCATTTATGATGTAAAAAACAAACTTCCTTTATTTACGAAAAGTGAGAAATCTAAAAGTCTGTATTGTGCTGGTTATTACATTATCCAATTTGATAAAGGTTGGGTTAAAAGTTTCTGTCCGAAACTAGTAACTTTACAAAAGTATAATTATAAAGGACCCTTTAAAACATCTAGTGTAATGAGAGAGGAGTTATCATATGCAGTCAGATCAACCAATTAATACATTTCCTATAACATCGTTTATTCAAAATGTAAAGGCAGCAGATTCAAGTAATGCCAAAGAAGTTAAACTTACAATGCAACAAGCAAAAGGTTTAGCATTTACTTTAGGTGAAGTTATGTCAAGACTAAATGGTGACTTAGAACAATTACTTCAAAAGCAATATTCAGGACAAAACGAAGTAGTCAATATCTCCGTTGACGGTGGGAATTCTTGGTAAAAAAGAGATAAATATATACGTATATAAAGGATACGTATATGAGCAGACCTAAGCCCAAAGTAATTATAGAGTACATAAATAAAAAA